TAGCAGGTAAGCGAGTAATTATCTTTTCTCTCCCAGGAGCTTTTACTCCTACCTGCTCGACCTATCAACTTCCTAATTTTGATGCACTATATCCAGAGTTTCAAAAGAAAGGTATTGATGAGATTTACTGTGTTTCGGTAAATGATACGTTTGTAATGAATAAGTGGTTCGAAATGCAGGGAGTACAGAACGTCAAGCCAATTCCTGATGGAAACGCCGATTTTACTGAAGGAATGGATATGCTCGTGGACAAAGAGAATCTAGGCTTTGGACGGCGCTCTTGGCGGTATGCTGTTGTACTAAATAATGGACGAGTTGAAAAATGGTTTATTGAAGGAGGTAAGGAGGATAATTGTAAAGAAGATCCTTACTTCTATACCAACCCAGAGTATATTTTGGATAGAGTATGAAAGGATACACGTTTAACTTGAATAATCTGTGGAAGTATGAAAAAACTTTTTACTTTCTACCCACACTAGTATATGATACAGAGCCGACTTGGGGTGAACATAATTTCTACATTCGTTGGCTAATTTGGGAAGGCTCTCTGGAATTTTATAATGGACCTTAATGTAAAAGTATCAGACTTTGCCACTAAAAGAATGATTGAAGAATATACTGAAATTCATTCTAGGAAAGATAAGTTGAGTATGATAGGCGAGCAGATGATGCTCTGGACATGGAATGTTCAAGATCTTACTCGGCAGTTTCCGGGCACTACTATGTTGGATTTTGGTTGCGGAAAAGCATACTCATATAAGACTAGAGAGATTCATAAACTCTGGGACATCGAGAAGATTATTCTATTTGATATTGGAATTCCTGCATACTCAAAAGCACCTGAACCCCATGAGTTTCAGTCAGTAGTAAGTGCAGATGTTCTAGAACACATTCCAGAAGAAAGGATTGATGAAGTTTTAGAATATTGGTATAGTGGAGGAACACAGTTTGTCTTTGCAACGGTAGCTTCTTATCTTGCTAGAGCCAAGCTTAGTGATGGCAGTAATGCTCATGTAACTATCAAATCAAAAGAATGGTGGGAAGAAAAAATTCGTAAACATCAAACTTGCCATACTGAGTTAATTTATTTAGAAGCGAGAGGTCGTGGAGAAAGACTAGTTTTTAAAAAATAGTTCTTGACAAAACCTCCCTAGCCTGGTATAATAGTTGTTATGATAGCAGTAGATCTCTTACAAGAGAAAGGCATCCAGTTTTCCGTAAAAGGAAGAGACGCTCTCATTCAGTGTCTAAATCCAGAGCATGACGATTCTAATCCGTCTCTCAGGGTCGATAAAATTACTGGTACAATGCACTGCTTTTCTTGTGGCTTCAAAGGCAACATCTTTACATACTTTGGAGCCCCAGCTAGTCCTTCCGAAGTTCGAGTTCATCGAATCAAAGAGAAGATAGCAAAAACCCGAGCCTCAACTGTAGGACTAAAACTGCCGGAAGATCGCATAGAGTGGAAAGGAGGTGGTTTTCGAAACATTTCAGAGGAAACTTTGAAAATCTGGCAAGCGTTCACTTGGAACGTACCTAAATTTGAGGGTCGAATTATTTTTCCTATTCGAGATGTTAGAGGAAAAACTGTAGCACTTCTTGGCAGACTTATTAGTGGTATCGGTGAGAATAAATATTATATTTATCCTCACGGTGTGAAGATGCCTCTTTGTCCTGCTAAGGTTAAACCCGTTCGCAATAGAGTTATTCTAGTTGAAGGTATTTTTGATGCTCTTAATCTTTGGGACAAAGGCTTAAAAAATACCGTGTGTTGTTTTGGCACACAGCAAGTGGATTGGGTAAAACTTTCTTTATTAAAACTCCAAGGAGTTACTGGTATCGACATTATGTTTGATGGAGATCCAGCAGGCAAGAAAGCAGCACAACAAGTAAAAACACTAGCTGAAGAAATGGAATTATCAGTTCAAGTGATAACACTACCAGACAATACCGACCCCGGTAATCTTACGGTAGACCAAATTAACAGACTGAAAAAACGGTTATACGGATAATGTCAATCGCTCTTATTGAATCAAAGCCTTCTTCTGTCAACTTTGACAAGTACTTTCCTTTTGAGTTTCAGAGATTTGCTCTCTGTTCCGATAGTGGAGTAAAAAAGGTAATGAAAAAAGACGTTGATCTTGAAATCGACGTTGATAAGTATGAGTGGATTATTCTAGTCGGGTCTGAGCCTTTCAAGCATTTTACTCGTAAAAGTTCCATTACGGAATATAATGGTAAGATTATTGATAAAAAGTTTTTGGGGCTTGTTAGTCCGGCTGCAATTAAATTCAAGCCTGAAGTAAAGAAAGCCTTTGAAGATGCTGTAGAGAGTATTAGTGGCTATGTCTCTGGTGATCTCACACAAATGCAGCTTGGAGAAGATAAGTGTTACGGTATTAAGACTAAGGAGCAGTGTGTTTCATATTTGAAAAATGCACTTGAGGCTCCTTATGACTTCATCGCACTTGACTCAGAAACTTCTGCTCTTGCTTGTCGAGACGGATATATGCTAGGCATTTGTTTGGCTTACGAGCCTGACCATGGCGCATACATTGACGTAGAAGTTGTAGATGAAGAAGTCGAGGCTCTTTTTCAGGAGCTATTCAATCGTAAAACTGTAGTATTCCACAATGCAAAATTCGATTTGCAGTGGTTTGAGTATCACTTCAACTTTAAATTCCCTAAGTTTGATGATACTATGCTTATGCACTATATGTTTGACGAAAATCCAGGCACTCACGGTCTCAAAACTCTAGCTCTGAAGCATACGCCTTATGGCGATTATGAAAAGGAGCTAGAAGATTGGAGTGCTGAATACCGGCGTAAACATGGTATTCTCAAAGAAGATTTTAGTTATGATTTAATTCCTTTTGACGTAATGTATAAGTACGCAGCAATGGATGCTGTTGTTACTTTTGCGTTGTATCAAAAAATGAGCCCTGCTCTTGCTAAGAATAAGCAGCTTACTTGGGTGTATGAAAACATCCTTATTCCTGGCTGTAACTTTCTAAAGCAAATTGAATCTAATGGTGTTCCGTTTGACGAAGATCGACTTCGGTTAGGTCAGCAGACGATGACACAAGATATTGAGAATGCCGTTACTCGTCTGTATGAGTATCCAGAAGTTAAAAAGTTTGAACAACTAGAAGGGAAGAATTTCAACCCTAATAGTACTGCGCAGCTTCGTAAGCTCTTGTACGATTATATTGGCTTAACCCCAACGGGTAAGAAAACGGGTACAGGCGCTGATTCCACTGATGCAGAAGTTCTAGCTGAATTGGCTGAACAGCACGAAGTCCCCAAGCTAATTTTGGATATTCGCCAAAAAATGAAGATCAAGACGACGTATCTTGATAAGATTCTTGCGAATCTAGATCGGGATGGCCGACTTCGTACTGGTTTTAATCTTCACGGTACTACGTCGGGTCGTCTATCTTCCTCTGGCAAACTAAATATGCAACAGCTCCCTCGGGATAATCCCACAGTAAAAGGGTGTATTAAAGCTCGTCCAGGCTATAAGATTGTTGCAATGGACTTAACTACTGCTGAAGTATATGTTGCCGCAGTATTAGCTAAAGACAAAGGCTTGATGGATGTTTTTCGAACAGGAGGCAACTTTCACTCTACCATTGCCAAGCAAGTGTTCAAACTTCCTTGCGATGTGGAAGAAGTCGATACTCTTTATAAAGCAAAGCGTCAACAAGCTAAAGCAGTAACCTTTGGTATTATGTATGGTGCTGGACCTGCTAAAATTAGTTGGCAGGTCACAAAAGATTCAGGAACCGAGTTTTCAATTAATGATGCTGCCGAAGTAATTAAAGACTACTTCAAAGCGTTCCCGAATCTTCGTAGCTGGTTAGATAATTCTGCTGCTTTCATTAAGAATAACGCATTTATTTATAGCCAGCTTGGTCGAAAACGCAGGCTGCCGAACGCTCAAAGTAAGGACCAAGGGATCGCATCACACGAAGTAAGAAGTGGAATCAACTTTCTAGTACAATCAGTAGCCTCTGATATTAATTTGCTTGGGGCAATTGATATGCAGAAACACATTGTGCGTACTGGAATGGATGCAAAAATCTTTGCTCTAGTACATGACTCTATTCTGGCTGAGGTTCGTGAGGATTTAGTCGACGAATACTGCAAATCTCTAGTAGAATACGTCCAAAAAGACCGAGGTATTTCGATTCCCGGTTGCCCAGTTGGATGCGACGTTGAAGTTGGAGACGACTACTCAATGGGCAAGTGGTCGGAGTACTACGAGGAAAGTTATGAACTACCCCAAACTTAAACGAAAAAAGGTTGCTATTACCGGACATACTTCCGGTATTGGTAAAGAAGTTTATGATTGGTGCTATACCCACGGATATGATGTCCGTGGGTATAGTCGTTCCACAGGCTATAACCTAATTGAAGGAACAGGCTTAAAAACTGCTCAAGCTATTTTAGAGTGGGGGCCTGATATTGTATTTAATAATGCCTGGATGCCTAATGCTCAGATAAATCTTTTAAGAACTCTCCATAAGAAGTGGAAAAAGCAAGAAAAGGTAATTATTAATACAGGCTCTCTAGCAGCATATATAAACACTTTTGAAGCCTCACAATATGAAAA